CAAAGGTCCGAGGATTAACTTTCTCATCACTTACACGTAATGTCATACCTATATCGTTTGCCCAATCAAATATCTTCCGCTCGTGTTCAATTGGAAGATACCCTTGGTGGGCAAATTTATGTACTTCACTTGTCATCTATCCCAGAACTCTTAATTAGCTTTACTTCCATACCGTTTGGTACGACGATTACCTTAACATCCTTATCAGCAAACACTTCTTCAAATGCTAATGCCACCCGCGTATACATATCTTCTAGCTCACGATGTGGTAGTTCTGTTGACTGTGGTGGCAGTTCTACCAATAATGTGTCACCATCATCTGTGCTTATTGTTACAACACTGTCGACTGTTATATTCCAATTGTTTGTTTCTCGTTTAAGCATCGTCGTCTTCACCGCAGTATTCTTTACCAAACCCTGCACGTAATAATTCAAGTTGATGAATTAATGCATTCTCTGAGTTACATAAGAAAGAACATACTGGGTGCGAATATTCTTTGTATGGCGGAAAGTTCTCTACTGCAAAAGGGTCAATCCATTTTTCCTTTGGCATTGTAAATAGCTGAACTACCATATGGAAGAACCACGCCATTAGTAATACATACAGGCCGGTAATGCCTAGTACAATAGCAACTAGGTTGCGCCACATTGGTTTATCGTTAAAAGTTTTCATTTGATCCCCAGTAGTGTTTTCATCACGTAATATTTGTTCCATGCTTCTTTCAATGCTTCGTTGTCACCGGACACACCATCAACAATTTCATCATAGCTTCGTTGCCAGTTCGGACGATTATCATTCTTTTTGCGTACTTCTGTTAATGCTCTAATTGTGCTTATCTGGTCCCATGCGTCTTGAAGTGCTGGATTGTCACGCCTAAGTTTGTCTAACTCTGACAGACTATCTTCTTCCATTGCTTCTGCAATAGCCGCGTTAATCTCTTCTTCAGACATACCCTCGGTGGTGGCATCGGTGATTTTTTCTAGTTTACTCATTTGGTTCCTGTCAGCTTGCGTAGTGATTGGTACTTATCCCATGCATCTTTAAGGGTTGGGTTATCGTCTCGTGTTACTTTTTCAGTAAGTTTCTCAAGTTCGTCGGATTGAATACGAATTTGCAAACCCAGAATCTGATTCTGTAACTTTTGAATCTCTTGTTGAGCGCAATCAATTGATTGCGCTTCGGCTTCGTATTCATTGGCATTATCATAATCCCACATAGGCGGATCTCCACAACTGTTGTTGGCTGGCATTATGCGTCCACTAATCTTAAAATAGTTTGGTATTTGTCGTATGCTTCTTTAAGAGCAATATTACGCAAACGCAACTCTTTTTCGCGTTTTGCTCGCAGGCGGTATCCAACTACTTCTCTTCGTAGTGCCTTAATCATATCATTGCGGCCATCAATTACATCGCCGTCCATATTATGGTACTCGCCATCTTCTAAATACATTATCTTGGCCTTATTGTGTTTAAAATAATTTGATATTGCTCCCATGCATCTTGCAATGCTGGACTCTTTTCACGTAACTCTTCTTCGTCAAGTGCTTCTTTCTTGATTTCCTGTATACGTTCCTCTAACATTTCAATGCGGCGATCACGCCTATCATCACGCGGTTTGTACCCAAGATCGTAATCGTAATTGTAACTACTTGGATTGCTCATTTCAATGTTAACTGCTTGGTAACTTGAAACTTTTCAAACAAGTCCTGCAATGCAGGGTTCTGTTTGCGTAGTTCTTCGTCCCAACTCAGGAACGCCTCTAGTGTTGATATACGTTCTTCGAGTTCAGCTACCACATCGTCCATTTGGCGACCATCTTGCGCCTGACGCCATGCTCCACCGCTATTATAATTAGCCACCGCCATCGTTACCTACATTAGTGTCAACTTTCTTAACTAACGTGTAAACAACTTGGTACTGGTCGTATAACTCTTGCAATGCTGGATTAGTCTTGCGTAGTTCTTCTTCCTGTTGCTTTTGAAACATAATCGAATCAAGCTGTGAACGCATTAAGTCTAGGTCCGTCTTCATATTCATAAGTTCGTAGTTACCTTCAATAGTAACTTGGAGCTCTTGTTGACCCATCGAATCACAACCTTGCAGAGTTGTTATTTCAATGAATTGACCGCCTTGAAGTTTTAACATTACTTACTCTGCGCTGGTAGAATGAATGTGTATTCAGCTATGCCACTATCGACAATAATCTGTGCCGCGCCATCATCACTGATGCGAAGTATCTTATCGCCCGGTAGCGAAAGAATGTTAATAACGTGTGTAATAGGCCAGTGCCATGCACGTTTTAAATCGCCAACTACATCGTGTGCGAATATAAAGTTGCCTGCATGTGTGCTGTGGTCACCAAAGTAAAATACTAAGTTGCCATCTTCTGTTTTAGCTTGGAAGGTAGTCTCAGTTGAGTTAGCCATTGCTTGGAACTTTAACCGCTGTATACTTGCCGCGCTTGGCTCAAGTTCAACGTGCCAATTAACACCTTTGAACTTAACAGTTTTGAGTTGGTCTTCAACAATCTCTTTAGTCATAAAGCGATAGGTGTTTTTGAAGTCGCCTGCCTTGTTAACAAAGTTCATGCTCACAGGACCTTTGGTTGGGTCTTGCTTAACTGTAATAGTAGCGTCTTCTGCGTACTCTTCAATACCTAAAATAGTTTTAAGTGTTGACATGTTTGGCATACCAAATGTGCCTTTGAATTCGGCAATTGGATTGTGGTACACTGCTTGAATAACTACACTGCGGTCTTCTGCTAAACCTTCAACCGAAGTTTCTGTGTCTGTTCCTGTAATCTTAACTAGGTCAATACAGCCTAGGTCATGCGTATGTGCAATTAAATCTTTTAAATTATCTATCATTTTTATTCCTCTATGTGTAAATTATACTTGAATTGGTATATTTAAGCAAGTCTTTAGGTAAACTAAAACTCGAATAAATTACCAAATGTACTTGATGTGTCTGTATGTGCTTTAAGGTCCCAATCCAAAACGCCCAATAAGTTATCAACTTTTTGGTCAATCTGTGTTGACTGCATTAACTCGTCGTCAAACGGTAAGTCCTTAAACCATTGCGGTATCATCTTCTCGTCTGTTGGTCGTGCTACACTTGTGATGTTCATAGCATTGTCTTTCAGCTTACAAATAATAGCCTTATCGCCATCCGTTAGTGCCATGGTAAAGTTATCGTTGTGCATGTTGCGTAGATTGTTGTAATTAAATCCTGCACGTACATGGCCGGGTAACCTTGCCTTTTCACCTTTAGCTTGTGCCGCCCTTTCCTGTGCTGAGTACATAGTTAGATTGTTAATACGTTTAGGAGATCCTTTCTCCCAAGAATCCAACGCACTGAACTCTTTCTTAAAGTCAAGTATTTGCTCAATTACTTTATCTTTACCGTACTCGTTTAGTGTTGAGTCAAGTATATCTTTTAAGAATCCCTGTACAATTGGCGGAGTGTCTGAACGTTTAAGGTCTAATCCCATAGCTTTTACTTTGCCTGGCTTGCCGTCTACGTCTAGCTGGTTACCTTCGTTGTCGATAACCATAAGTGCATAACGTTTCTTAGTAATAAACAATCCGTTTGATGCAACTACTTCACGTCCGCATTTAATAAGTTTACCGTACTTTGTAGGACAGTTGAATGCCCTGTGCATGTACGGTGGGAAACTCACATTACATTCGTCTGCTAAATTATCATACAGTGCAATGGCTGTGTCTCTGTCCCATTCCATGTCACCAGATGCTATTGCATCTTTGATAACAGGCCAAGCTGAGAAGTAGGCCGAGTCAGTATCTCCGTATATGATGCAACGACCGACGTGGTTGTATTCGCCAGTAAGACATTGGTTGACGTGTGCATCCATGTGTTGCGCAATGGCTCGACCTGTAAGTGTTGTGGACTGTCCTATGCGTTTGTCAAAGAAACGACAATGCTCGTTTAGGATAGCGCCGTAAAGTGAGTTAAGGTTAATCTTTTTAACAAGCTGTCTCTTGTCCCAGTACGCGATGTCATCTTCTAATCCTGCGTCAATTGCCTGCTGTAACTTAGCCTGCATCTCCTGGCGCTCTGCGTACCAACGTTTAAGTAGTCCTGGAATAATGCCAGCTGTATGTAAACTAAAGATAGTACCGTTTGCAGATACCACCCACGGTTGTCCACTGTTAAATATTAAGTCATTTGCATCCTTGGCTGACAATGTTGAGTCGCCTGCCATCTTAGCAAACGTAGACAATTCGTCCGATGTCTTTGATTCCCAATCAATAGTAACCATTACATCGTCACGTCGTTCCATAACTGCTGTGTATTCTAAGCTACCAAACAAGCCTTCCCATGCCGCGGCAAACGAACAACCTTTCTTCATCCTTACCTTGCCCTTAGCATTGGTTACTTGCTTGTCTGCCATCTTCTCTGCAATGTACTTGTCTGTTTCAATTGGACGTAACTGTCCAACAATTGTTTCTGGCGCCATGTTACATGCTTGAATGGCAGATGGGTATAGACTGTTAATGTCTACAGAACCTACCCACTTCCACAAACCTTTCTTTGGATATGCAACATACGCGCCTGCGGCCTGTGTATTTTCATCATCACGGTACCGCACTTTGTCAGGAACAACAAAGCCTTGTTCGTGTGCTTCGTTAATAATAGCTTGTTCTGTAACTGCAACCGCGCCCATTGTCTTAGGAATAAGAACGGTGTTTTCATGTGCAACTGTGCTAGCCAAGTCAATAAACTTCAGCTTCATGTCTAGCTTGTGCAATAACATTGTATCTTGAATGTTGTATTCAATAAACTTCTTAAAGTCTTGATTGTACAACTTATCCAATGACCCTTCGTACGCAATCTTAGTTTCGTTAAGCTCGTACTCGCCAATTGAATCTAAGCTGTAACTAGGCATTTCGTGGTAGGTAAAATTACGATATAATTGCATGTAGTCTAGATGAACACGACCAATTAAATCATATGTAATGTTCTCACCACCGAACCTTTCGAAGGTACGCTTCTTAGGAAGTTTGTCCCACAAGCAGAAACGTCTTGTATCGTTCTTAGATAGCACTCGTGTAATACGATTAACCATGTACGGTATATCGTAGCCCTCACTGTTCCATCCACTAAGCACGTCTGCATCTTCAATGATGTCAAGGAAGTCTTTAAGCATCTCCCTTTCATCTGTATACAGAATTACATCTTCAAAGTGCGAACAGATCTCCTTTGCTTCTTGTGGAGACATGTGCATTGGTGCGATGACTTGAGTAATCCGTGTATTAGACCAATTCAGGTACGTTGAAATTGCTGTTACTTTGTTGAAGGGGTCGGTAACTGGACTGAAGCCCTTAACTTTATCAAAGTCAACTTCAATATCGAAAAACGCTGTCTGTAGTACAGGAAACTCTGCGCCCCGGTAGTTCTTTTCAAGGCAACGTGCAATGGGTTGGAAGTCGCTTTCATACAACTTCGTACCGCCATGCATACGCTTTTCTTTATTATATTCGTGATGCGAATTAGATGTAAACTTGCTAACATTCTTGTTATAGACTGTCCTGTGCTTACCCCTAGTGTCATCGAAATAGAATGAGTACTCCGCAGGGTAATCAACAAAGATACGCTTGCCGTGTACTCGTTCTACAACATGAATCGTATCTTTATCCTTGTCGTACCGTGCGTCGACAAAACTCATTATTCAGTGCGGTCTACTGTGTTGAGGATGTTATCTAGTAACTCGAAATCGTCTGTTGCTTTGGTAAACGTAGACTTGTATGCGACTGATACTGCTTTCTTTAGTACAGATGGCTTGATGTCCATTTCTTCTGCAATTGCTTTAATTGTATCTGCAAGTCCGCCGTTTAGTGCTTCTACTTCTGATAGTACTGACATACCTTCTGTCATAAGGTGCTTCAGTTTTGCTTTTTCTTCTGGGTTAAAAATTTTGTTATCTGACATTTATAGTTCTCCTTTAATGGTGTTATTATAACGTAGTACTTAACAAAAGTCAATGCGTTA